GAAAGAAACTGCTTTATTCAAAAGAATTTCATAAGTAATGACAAATCATATGTTAAACATGAATGACCGTCAAGTAGTTTCCACAGCCGCTCCGGGTGTTCCGGGGCTAGCTGCGGGAGTAGTGCAACCCGCGGTGACCTTGTCACAACGCACTGATGCCGTACTCAGAGGATTGGATTTCGTATTAAAGCACCACGGTGCAGCGAAATTGATCCGGGAAGAACTGTTCAAACAGGTTCATTCCGCCTTAGATAGCTCTATAGATGAGAAGGTTTGGCTCAAACGAATGAAATTCGTTCTGACCTACCCGCTCGCTAAGTATCTTAGGAATCCTCTCCCAGCGTCTCCTGATGTTGCTTTTAAACCATCAGGAGCCCTTAGATGCTGGATGAAACAGCGATTATGCTGTTTCAGTCGAAAGAACACACATTTATGGTATTCTTGGCTCCAATCTAAACGATCGAGCCTCCCGGCAAGCGACTCCCTCATTGAGGAGACGTACGAGAAACACTTCGAGACCCTCACAAAGGAGGATCCTGGTGATGATGAGACGATTGACAAGATCATGTCAATCCCGTGTTTCAAAAAGCTTCTTAAACGATTGCGCAAAGAAGTTGCCAGAAAAATGAAAGATGTCGACTTTCTTGAGTCGACTCCTTCAGGAAACGCGTCATTTGAATCGACACGCAAAATTGGTGGTCAACAGGGAGTCCTTGTTGATCGATCACAACGTGAAGATAAGTACACTGTGGATGAAGAATTCTTCCTGCAGTGTAAACTCGATACTTCGCACGAGGACATTTACGAGAAATGCCTCCTATCGTCAGATCGCCTCGATCCTGAGGTGATGGTCTATCACCCCTCGGAGAGGGCTTATCGCAAGCTCTTCAGACCCGAGGTCGCGACGATACCTGTTCCCGATGAACTTTGTACTATGTTTGATATAAATCGTACATACAGTTCGAACAGACCGGTTGAGTTCTCCGTTAAAGAAGGAAGAATCCCATATGGATACGATGATTGGCAAACGCTCAAGAACCACGTTTCCAAACAGTTAAAGGAAAGACCAATTAACTGTTGCATACAAGGAGTAGTAGAGCCTATGAAGGTCCGTGTAATCTCGAAAGGAGAAGCACTTCCCTACTACATCTGTAAACCCTTGCAGCGCGCAATTCACGATGTTCTACGTGATATTCCGTGCTTCCGTCTGATTGGAAGGCCTTTCTGTCCAACTGACCTTATAGACATTGCAAAGAACAGTGAACCAGATTATAAATGGTTCTCGATCGATTATTCAGCAGCGACCGACGGCTTGAGCATGAAGTACTCCAGCCGAATCTTCGAAAAGGTTATCAAAGACTTAGATGATGATCTGAAGGTTATCGCTCGTCGGGTTATTGGACCGCACAGCCTCTGGTATCCAGATGTTGCGGGAGTCATGCCTGACGAACTTCGTGGCGTTCAAACGAATGGCCAGCTGATGGGATCGATCTTATCGTTTCCCTTTCTCTGTCTCGCCAATCTTGGCGTATACCTGCTTAATACACAGGTTTTACACTATGGGTGGAGTGACAAGAAGAGACTTCAGTCCGTTTTAATTAACGGAGACGATATGGTTTATGCCGCCCCGGAGGAGCTCTGGGCACCGCATTGCCAATATAGCAATAATGTCGGACTCGAGATGAGTCTTGGTAAGGCATACTGTCACTCAGTTTACGCAAATGTCAATTCGACGTCAGTTCATTATGACCTCGGATCGAAGACTGCGCAACCGTGGCAGATTGACTTTCTCAATGTGGGACTAATATATGGTCAGCACAAAGTTCAGAAGAAGGTCAATGACGGATCGTCTAAAGGAAAACTCCGTAAAGGAGGAGTAACCTATGAGGACGGTGAGCGCTCTCAATTTCGAGAGAATGGGTCTCGCGATAAACACTACGCGACCCGTTGGAGGAGTCCACTCATACAAGATGAGGACTTGTCAAAGCTGATCAAGCGGATGACAGATACAGTAACTGACGAAAGTCAGTACCTTGTTCCAACAATTAACGTAATCCTTAGAGGTACGTTACCAGGCAAGCAAAAAGAAGTTCTTAAAATCTTTTTGTCGATGCACCATGCCGAAATTGCTCAGGAATGTTTCGGTCTTTGCTCTAAACGCGGCAGAGTTACTCTCTTTACGAGAAATCTGTTCCTACCATGTTCGATCGGTGGGATGGGCGTTGAGCGTCCTTCTAATTTCAAGTTCAAAATTGAAAAGATCCAGAAGGCTGTTGCGATATCGATGGAGAATCAATTGCAACTTAATGGTACATTGCTGTCCAGTGACTTCCCGGCACCTGGTGTCGAGGTCGCTGAGACGAAAGTTACGTCTTCAGTCCCGTGGATTCGAAAAGTATCTGAACCACGGATGTTTGGAGGTAAGATAGGCGAAAGTCTTATCAAGCACTTCAAGAAGTTCGAACTGCCTCGTGTAATCGTTTACGATCGTATGAATTATCCTGAAGAGGAATTCATGATTACAGGTCCAATGTGTGACTATTACGATGAAGAGCCACTCGGGGGAGCCCCCGCGTGGTAGTACGAATCAAACACTTGTGTTTTGGATTGGTACGACCTGGAGTATGTCGTTAAACTGCTTCATTGGGTTCACTCCTGTTGACTACCCAAAACGGTGCTCTGGTTAAAGAAAAATATAAAAATATAAACCTTATAGAGCTTAATAGTTCCGTGCTAAATCCTCGTGTAAATGCCAAGAGACTACACGGGTGGATAACCCATCTTTTGACGAATTATCCCTACTCACTTAACGATGTGAGGTGGCCTCTAATTCCCCCTTCGTAGTGTAGCATGATCTGTGCCACATCGTGGTTAACGAAGAAGGTCATTAGTTGTGTTATTGGAGTGGATGTATAGTCCCGCAGATTCAGCGGTATCCAATACATGAATCAATCAAAACCAAACCAAAACAGGTCCGCTCGTAAGGGACCAAAGTCTTCCAAGCCGAAAGCTCAGAAGAGAGTTCCGAAGTCGCTTATACAGTCTTCGAAGGTTAGTGCGCCGTCCGCTCAAGGACGTGTCCAACGCACTAACAGACCTAAAACAACTGGCATGCCAAACGGTGACATCGTTATCGAACACCGTGAATATGTGGCTGATGTCTTGGGCTCC